CAATCATCAAACGCGAGATCATGGCATTCCACAACTTAGCTTTTTTAAATTGAGAACCACTCATGCTGATTAATGCTGGGTTGTATCCACCATTATCATCCAAAACATAAACAAGGAACTCACCAGTGATAACAATCTGGTTTCCTTCAGATGTAATATACTCACCTTTTTCACCACGTGTGCAGCTTTCAAGGCAAGAAGAATCTGAACCATGATCAGCAACCAAACCACCTCGGTCTGGCTTCCATTCAATATGAGCACGACGATAAGTTACAGGAACAATTGTTATTCCTTTTTCACCATCATGAGCAGTCTTTGCCACGTTATCAAAAATGTGACCAGCTTCAGCCCCATCTACATAATCACCATGGCGTTTGTTTATTTGATCGGACATCTGTTGAAGGATAGCTAGACGAGGCATAAGGATGTCATCTTTTGTCATCCCCTCAGAACCTGATCCTACATCCTCAAGCAAAATGCTTTCATCAAAAGCAACTACATTTGATTCTTTTTTATTCGCTATTTCATTAGCCATATCATTATCTCCTTATGTTGGCTCTGCGTCCCATGTAAACACGGAACATTTCAACAGGTACATCTTTGCCTTCACTCAATCGCTCTTTCAATGTAGCGTTAAGGGATTGCGGATGCACTCCGACTGCACGTTTGTAATAAAGTTTTTTCTCGCGCAACTCTTCAGTGAATGCATTGCACTTGTCATCTTCATTACGACCAAACTGAACCTCAACATTGCTTTTAATTAAGTCACCAAGACCATTGTCCCGCAACCATCTGAAGCACTGCTGTTGGAGTATCTGCAGCTCTTGCTTCGCATCATCTTTTGCACGGTCTATTGCACCTTGTGATGGAACAGAAGCTGTCAGCACATCTTTCACTTCAACCTTTGCGCCATTGCTCAGGGTAAAGTTCTTGATGTTCAGTTCTTGCATTAAATTCGGCAAGTCCTGTTCAGCCAACATCTTGAGATCCTGCTTCTTTTGCTTCAATGCCTCTTCAAGTTGATTGATCTCATTTTCAAGATCGCCCATCCTTTGAGCCATATCAGCGACTGCACCTAATTCATTGGATGCTGGTGCGACATCCTCAAGCAGATCTATATCATTCATGCTGATATATTTTCCTTTCTCAGTTCGAGAGCTACAGGCATGTACCAACCTTTGCGGCGATCCCTTTCACCCTCCTCCATGTTACGCTCCCAACGAAGGACGCGCACTGTTGAGGAAACTTCCCCAGCAAGCATGCAAACTATCATGACTGCTATTGGGTCTCCCCCTCCTGGCCACAGAAGATAATCCTCTGCGGAGAAGTCTTTCATTATTCGTCTGGCCTTTTGAATTGATGGTCCAGGAAGAAACTGAGGCTTGTCTTCAGGCTCATAAATAATCTCGAGTGAACCATAACGAGTTGCATCAGTTAAGTCAGGAGTCCAGCCGAACTTATTTCTTATTGGTCTATTTACCACATAAACTTTTGACACTTCAAAGTTCCTTTCTCAGTTGGTGTGATCCCATGGTTTACTAAGACTGTAGGATTGACCCCCATCATGCGTACATTAGAGGGTTCGCGCAAGTGGGTTCACCACAGTGATCACAAAATTACTATGCCTGAATAAAATTAAAAAGAAAAGAAGATTTTTTCAAAGAACCCAGTCTTACTCAAAGAAAACAGTCGCGAAACCAAAGAACCCAGTCTTTGGGGTGCCAGTTGTTTTCATACCCGTCCTTGGTTTTTGTCTTCTTCTTATAAGGAAAAAATTTGAGGAAAAAAATTTTATGTTTGAAATTATGGAAAGTGTGGGTTCACTGGTTTCGGATTGGTTTTAATTTAACTTAAACAAAGTGCTTAAACGACACCCCAAAGTTGTTAAATTAAGGTTTCAGTAACCCAGAGTCTGGGAACTCTTTTCTTAAAATCGTGCAAGTGATTGTTATGTTTGAGAAACAAAAACACTTTATTTGTTGCTTTGTGAAGCAGGATCAGCGATACTAAGAAGGTTAAGGGGATTGGCCTCTTTTTGAGAAAGGAATAAATTATGTTTGTAAAGTTTTTTATTGAAGTTGATAAGGTTATTCGTGAGAATGGCAAAGGTCATCCAATGATGGATTCTGGTGATTATCTTAAGCCAGCTGGGCGTTATGGCATTGACACCTCACCTCATCAGGCAGATGCTATTTCTTTCAGCTCAAGGAATGCCGCCGACGTTTATATTGCTGGCCTTTCCGCTGTTGATACAAACTGGAGAGGCACAGGCAAGACTGCCCTTTACGGATTCAAAGTTGTCCGGTTTGAGTTTAAATATGCAAACATGATCGGTTGGTCAGATGTTTATCCTTTTGAGATTATTCGGGTGGTTTCTGATAAGACCATTGAAGTTCGGGCTATGCTTGCTGAAAAAGATCCTGAGTTTAAACCTGATTTTATTCCTGGTGGGTTTGCTGGTCATTGCGTTAATCAAGATGATCAGACTTATACATACAAGTCTTGCCCTGAAGGTCAGGTGTTGCGTGTCAGGCTCGGTAAGAAAGGTTGGAAGTCAGCCATGGGCAAGCATGTAATCTCTGAGCAGCCAAGAAAGTTTTACGATTACAACTTTTAGGTTAAGGTTTGGGGGTGGGGATTGGCCTCACCCTCTCTTTTGAGAAAGGAATTGAAATGATTAAAAATGTTTTTGCAACACTGACATTCTTCGGTTTCATTTACCTGTTTGTGTTTTGCGTTATCAATTTGATGCTTGGTTGTCAGACTTGGGATCAGTCTTTGTGGACTGAGTATAACTCTTGCATGACGTTTGCTCAGAGTATTGGGCTATGATAAACAATCACAAAGGTGAATGGTTCAAAATTATTGACGGCAAAAGGGTACACCAGAACAGGTGCCTCTGTTGTAACAAAACTCATGCTGAGTTGAAACGAGATTTTAAAAGGTTCTCAGAACTAAGGCGTGATCTTGAACATGATTCAAAAACCAGAACAATGGTTCTTACAGGATTTTCAGACTACATCGGTACTGAAAACATGGGCAATCATTATTGGTATACTTGGCATGGTGATCCTTGCAGGGGATGCGGTGGTGCACCTCAATCAGTTGGTGAATTATTCTTGGCAGTTTATTCTGAAGGCCAATGGTATTGCAATGAATGTTACGCTAAGAACCCAGTTGATCCAAAAGGTCATTGGCCGTTTATGCCAGCTAATGATGATGAAGACTTTACTTAATGGCCAAAGAACGATATCATTAATAGGAATCCAACGTATGATTCCTCCCTTAACTTAGCCCTCTTTAAAAGGAGGGTTTCTTTTTGTTTAAAAATCAGCGATAGTTGTGACAGTTATTCTTACAGTTGACCACTGAAACCAAGGTTTGAAGGATAAAAATATGCCTGCAAAGAAACAAAAAGGCTCTGATGCGAAGCTTCAAGTGCAGAGACCTGTTAAGAATGGACCACCTGTTAAGCCAGAGAACTGGGATGGTAGGTTTAAATCAGTTGAGCCAATGGCCAATCAGAAGTCCAAAAGAGCAAAACCATATAAATGGAATCACCACACAACAATAAATTGGATCATGGGACAAGCAGACCCAGTTGGATTCCTTGCGGATGTTATGGCAGGGAAAGAGATCTTTAATGTTTACAAAGAAGATGGTGGGGAAATATCAAATGTCGGTAAAGTTGGCGCAGACCCAGACTTAAGAGTTTTGGCTGCTAAGACTCTTCTCGGCAAATGTGTCCCTGATTTAAAAGCAGTTGAAGTCACTGCTCAAATTGAAGAGAGAAAGGTGCTGGACATCAGCAGATTAAGTGATAATGACCTCAACACAATTGAACGAGTTCTTGAACACGCTGTCATTGAAACAAGTGAGAGCGGAGAGGATGAAGAGATCGCTGAAGGAGTTTACGAAGAGCTCATGGCAAACGATTGAGCCAGGACGCGACTTCTATGACAACTGGCACCTTGATGCAATCAGTGAGCATTTGCAGGCTGTTGTTGAAGGTGACATCAAGCGTCTTATAATAAACATACCACCTCGGCATATGAAATCAATATCAGTTGCAGTTGCACTCCCAGCTTGGACTTGGACCATCCAGCCAGAAAAAAGATTCCTTTTCGCGTCATACGCTTCATCACTTTCCGTCAGGGACTCGGTTAAGTGTCGTCGGCTTATATCAAGCCCATGGTATCAAGATCATTTTGGTGACAAGTTCGTTTTGACAGGTGACCAGAACCAGAAGCAAAGATTTGAGAACGACAAGACTGGTATGCGTATTGCTACCTCAGTTGATGGTGCGTTGACTGGTGAGGGTGGTGACATTATAGTTATTGATGACCCGCATAACGTGCGTGAGGCTGAATCATCAGCAGTTAGGGAAGGTGTTCTTGAGTGGTGGGATCAAGCTATGCAGACTCGTCTCAATGATCCTAAAACTGGTGCCTTTGTAATTATAATGCAGCGAGTTCACGAGAACGACTTGACTGGGCACATATTGGCGAATGAACATGACGATTGGGATCATTTATGCTTACCTGCTCGCTATGAGGTCGGACACCCA